GTATCAAGAAAGGTTTCCAAACGATACGGTAATTGTTGCAGATGCACACCAGTATCTTTTAGATCATTAATTTTCTATTACCCACCATAATAAGTAATAGAAATATAAAAGTAGGAACAGGTATTAATGAGTTTCAAAACTTATGTAAATTTCATGATTACGATTTTAATAAATATAATGGAGTACAGAGAAAAGATAAAATATCACGAAACCTAGTAGACTATGAAGCTGGCAAAACAATACTAGAAACTGCACTAGGAATAATAAAAAGTAATAATGTTAATCAATTAACACTACTATAATAAAACACATATGAAAGTAATACTACAAAGATACATAGAGGACGACACCCAAACAAACGGAACATTAACCGTACTAAACAGTATAAATATACCTATATTTACTTGTGTAACCCTTGAGAGGGGCGACCATAACAACCAAAGAAACATATCTAACATTCCTCCAGGTATATATGACTTAGAATTTGAATGGTCACCAAAGTTCAGATGTAATTTATGGGAATTAAAAGGAATACCAAACCGATCGGAGGTAAAAATACATGCTTCAAACTATTGGCATGAATTAAACGGATGTATAGCTTTAGGTTCTTATTTAGCCAAAATAAACAAAGATAGTTATTTAGATGTTGCGGCTAGTAGAAGGACATTAAAAGATTTTCATAGGGTAATGGACACCAACGAAATAAACACAATACAAGTTATTGACCCTATTATAGATGTTCCTTTTTGAGTATAACGCCCTTATAACTACCGTTTTAATGGTATGTTATATTGATGTTATACAACTTATTAAGAACTGTCAAAAATCAAAATAAATGAATAAACCAAACTATTTAGAATTTGCAATGACTCAACACAACAACCAAAGAAAGCCAATCAAGGAAGAAAAGGAAATTCACCTTTCTGAATATGGTGGAGTGACTGAATACTTAGATCATGACCATTACGGATATGAGGAAGAAGAAGGTTTGGAAGTGGAATATTGTAAACGTAAAAAATAATATTATGAAATGGAATGAATTAAAAGAGTACGCTAACAGTTTGAACGAAGATCAATTAGAAAAGAATGTACAGATGTGTTTGTAGTTAACATATAAAGTTCTGTACTATTAAAGAAATGGATAAAGAACAATGAAACACAAACCAATAAAGAAAGAGAAACAAAAACATTTAATAATAGGAGCTAAGACCTATTTAATACTAAGAGAGGAAGAAGAAAACAAATATAGAGTAAGGCTAATAAAGATAGAAAGCAATTTTAACACTAATATAGGGATAGCAAGACCTTTTACAATAGATGTAAAACGACTAGATTATAATATAATTTGTATAGATTAGATACAATATGTATCTTTGCAAGGAATGATTCTTTTTTTAGTATTTTAAGTTAGTTAATTATTGCAGCCCTCTTTAGTCGTTTTTTGGGGGCTTTTTTTATGTCCTATATTATCGGTATATTTGTAAAAGTTCAATAATAAATGAAAATAGGACAAAAAGTAATAGTAAAAGAAACCAAACAAAGGGGTATTATTGTTTCAATAGTAGAAAACAAAGTAACCCATATAAGAGATATAGAAAACAATGAGTTAATAGATGTAAGATACCAACCAATAAAACCAGTAAATAGAGTAATTGACTTTTTAAAAAACATATTAAAACGATAAAATGAAACTAACAAAAAAACAAGTAAAAGAGGTAGTACGGTATTTAAAGTCAATACAACAACCAACAACAGCGAAACAATTTAAAAAGGACTGGACACCAAAGAAGGATGTACAACCAGGAGACATAATAAATTATATACCTTTTTCACCTAACAATAAATCAAAATGATATTAGATAACATAATAGGACAATCAACAACTAACACCTTAATAGAGTTAGACAAAAGAATAGCCAAAGAAAGATCCAAAAGAGTAAGGGCTGTATCTAATTGGTTCAAAGGACAACCAAGACAAAAGAACATTAAAAACTAAAGCAATGTCAATAAAAGGTAATCAGTTCTGGAAACAAAGAAGCAAACACGGAAGAGATAAGATATTCAAAACTCCTGATTTAATGTGGGAGGCAGCTTGTGAATACTTCCAATGGTGTGACGACAACCCATTTCAAGAATCAGTACTAGCCAAATATAAAGAGCATTCAGAGATAGAAGAAATACCTAAAATAAGACCTTATACAATACAAGGGTTATGTTTGTATTTTGGAGTGAACAAAGGATATGTCAATGATTTTGAAGATGCCTTAAAAGGGAAAAAGGATAAAATAAGCAATGACTATTCCGTAATCTTAACACGTATACGGGACATAATATACAATCAAAAGTTCAGTGGGGCGGCATCTGGCTTCTTCAATCCTAACATAATTGCAAGGGATTTAGGGCTATCAGAAAAGAAAGAAGTAATAGCTAGAGTTCAGGTTAGCGAATATGATTCAATGACTGATGAAGAAATAAAGCAAGAAATTGATAGACTTAAAAAGAATAGCTAAACACGAAAAAGAATTAGTTAGGCGTAAAGCAATTAACGGAAGCTTTATAGACTTTGCTATATACGTTAATAATAGTTATAGAGTGCACTGGCATCACGCACTAGTAGCGAAACGACTGGAAGAGTTCTTAAAAGACCCTACAAAGAAATGTTTAGCGGTGTTTATGCCTCCCCAACATGGTAAGTCTGAATTAACTACTCGATTGTTTCCAGCTTATTCGCTTGGTGTTAATCCTGATTTAAAGATAGCTGTATGTTCTTATAGCTCTGATCTTGCAAATTCATTTAATAGAGATATCCAAAGATATATAGACACTGATAACTATAGGGCTATATTTCCAGAAACAACAATAAACAGTAAAAACGTTGTTACTACCCAAAGTTGGTTAAGGAATAGCGAAATATTTGAGATAGTAGATAAAAAAGGATCATTAAAAAGTGTTGGGGTTGGTGGGGGTTTGTCTGGATTACCTGTAGACTTGGGAATAATAGATGATCCAATAAAGGATCAAATGGAGGCTAGTAGTGGGGTGACTAGAGAGCGTATTTGGCAATGGTATTTGTCGGTTTTTAGCACAAGACTACATAATAACTCTAAGCAAGTTCTAATTATGACTAGGTGGCATGACGATGATTTAGGAGGTAGGCTGTTAAATCCAAAAATAAACCCTAACTATAAAGATTGGGAGGTTGTAAAGCTTGAGGCTATACTAGAAGACAAAGACACAGAAGAAGAAGACCCTAGAGAGATAGGTGAGGCGTTATGGGAGCAAAGGCATAGCTTAGATAAGCTCAATAAGTTAAGGTCTTTAGATAGTGCTATATTTACGTCATTGTATCAACAAAACCCAACTATAAAAGGCGGTAATAAAATCAAAAGTGATTGGTTTAGAATAGTTGACGACTACCCTAGATGGCTAACAAAACAATTATGGATAGATTCAGCATTCACAGAAAAGAAAAGAAACGATCCAAGCGGGTTTATGGTTACGGCTTTTGATGATGTAGACAATGTATTATACATTATTGAAGCTGAAAGCAAGCGTATGGAAATGCCGTCATTCTTACGTCATATAACAGCGTTAGAGAATAGACATAACTTATTAGCGAGTAACGACACAAGAATACGAATAGAGCCTAAAGCAAGCGGGTTGACGGCTAAACAACTAATAAACGCGAATACTAACTTATCTGCAATAGATATAAAGAGTTATTTAGTGAATGAATCTAAAGAGTCGTCAGCACAAATAGCGGCTAAATACATAGAAGCTGGAAAGGTATGCTTAGTTAAAGGTCAATGGAATAGTGATTACATAGATCAAATGATTAAGTTTCCAAATGCTAAACATGATGAGTATATAGATTTAACGGGCTATTCGTGCGAATACCACTTTAGAGAGTCTCACAGTACGTTTGCTGGAATGACAGGAAGTAATAATTTATTTTAGTATCTTTGAACTATGAGCGGGTTATCAGATTTAGCGGACAGATATAGCAACATTGGTAAATCAATGGCAGCAACACGTCAGCAATTCGCTTTAATAGCCGCTTCTGATGCACACGCATTGACAGCAAACAGAATACAAAATACCGGTATAGGTTCGGACGGTAATAAGTTTAAGTTATATTCTCAAAAACGTATGCCTTATTG